ATAGTTTTAAGAGTGCAATTAGTAATTGTTACTCAGGACTCCCTGTGGTATGTGAACCACCAAAGATTAAAATATTCGGTGGAGGTGGATCTGGTGCAGAGGCAATTCCGATATTTGGAAGTATAATTGGTGATAACAGATATCGCACGGGTAGTGTGATTGATATTAAAGTAACAAATCCTGGTAATAATTATCAATTCCCACCTTTTGTTGAGGTTGTGGATAATTGTAAGCAAGGTCTTGGAGCTACAGCGAGAGCTACTATTAAAGATGGTAAGATTGATAACATCTACATTGTATCAGAAGGTGAAAATTATCCAGTGGGAGATCAATCAGAGATCGTCGTGACTAGTGTTACAATTATAAATCCTGGTTCAGGATATAATGATGGTGATACTGTTACTGATAATATTGGGAATGAATATGATGTAACCATACAGAATGGTTCAATAGTAAAGGTCAAACCCATAACACAAATTAAAGTAGAAGAACTTCCTGTATTAGAAACCACAGGAGGAAATGGAGCATTATTACTTGCTAATCTTGATGTAAGACCTGATTATCAGGGTGAAGTTAAGGAAGTAATTGATTGTATAACTTGAGATAAATAATTAAAAAATATATATGTCACAACGTAAGCAAAATTGGAACGAAAGGTTTTTTAAAGTATTCGGACCGAGATTTAGAATAGATGTTGCAAATCCAATAATGGGTTTGGGTGGATCCGATGTGTTCAGAATGTATGGTACAACTAAGCAAGGAAATAAGTTTTCACTTGGAATGAATGAAAGTGGTAGAGTTGAGATGAACTCTGATGTGAGTATTGATATTATCGCAGGTCAAAAAAATGATGCGAAGAGCACAGATATATTCATTCATAGTAGAAGTGGAACGATTGATATAAATGTAGCACAGAATGGTAAAGTAAGAGTAAGAGGAAATAATGTAGAGATTGATGCTTCAGAGTCTATCACCATGAATGCAAGATCTATAAGGTTGGAAGGATCTGATGAGATAAGTTTACAGGCACCAAAAGTATGGAGTCGTGGTAGAAAAGGAAATCTTGTTCCTAAGACATGGATGCAATCAGTTGCATTTGGATCATTTATAGGGGCAGATTCACTTGGTGGATTCTTAGAAAAAGGATTACAAGAAGCAGCAGGTATTGTAGATAATCTTGATGATTTAACACCAGAACTTGATAGTCTTGCTGGAAAGGCAGGTGATTTAGCAAAAAATCTTGGAGACAAATTACCTGGTATGCAAGATGAACTTTTAAAAGTGGGTGGTGATCTTAGTAAGAACCTTGAATCATTTGCAACCTCAGATGCAGTCGCTAATTTGGGATCATCTTTACAAAGTAGTATAGGTGGAGTAGGTGATGCTTTAAAGAGTAACTCTGGTGCTTTTGCTAATTTAGGTCAAGGACTCCAGCAAATAAAACCCCCAAGCGGATATTGATATGGCAGCATCAGATCCTAATCCTAATGTAGAACCAACAGTAACAGGTCAAGAGGCTTGGTTTAATAAGGATGTTCGTGTTTACGAGGATCTATATGTTTATGGAAACCTATATTACAACTTTGATGGAACAGATTCCTTAGATCTTGATCAATTAAATGTATCAGGTATAGCGACATTCAATGATGTTGAAATTAAAGGTAAATTAGATGTTCTTGATTTAACGTTAAGGAATTTATTTTCAACAGGTATTGCCACCTTTACAGAGGCAATTTTACCAGAGATTGATAATCTTCAAGTTGGTATCTTAACCGTAACTGATTACTTTAAAGTTAAGAATGGTAATGATGAATTCTTTACAATCAGAGCGACTGGATCAAGGGCAGGTAATGTAGGAATAGGTAGTTTATTGCCTGATCAAAAGTTAGATGTCGGTGGATCTGTACATATTGATGAACAAATATATGACTCTGATAATATACAGGGAAATCCTGGTGATTATTTAAGTAAAGATGTTGGTGGTATTAGATGGGTCTCTGCTCCACCATTTGCTAACGCAGATGGTATCTTTGCTAGAAACGAGGGAATTAATATTGGTGTTGGATCATTTACAACAATAAACTTAATAGGAACTAGAAGTGGTGGTGATATAGTATTTGGTACAGATGCAGGTGGTGGTGTATTAGATATTGATATTCGTTCAAGATGGATTCAAAATTCTTCTGGTATTCATACAACAGACAATGTTGGAATAAACATAGTCAATCCCACAAAACCCCTTGATGTAGATGGATCAGCAAGAATCAGATCTGATCTTGATGTTGATGGAATACTATATGCTAATTCTCAACTTGATGTTGATGGAGCAGCGGTATTAAGAAACACTTTAAATGTTCAGAATAATACAGATTTAGATGGTGATTTGGATGTGGATGGTGTCTCTAATTTAGACGCTCTGGTTGTTGATGAATTATCAAGATTTAATGACTCTGTTTTTATTGGTAAAGATGTAATAATAACAGGATTTACCACAGGTACGATATCAACTTCAATTTTAGCCACCGAAGCGAAAAGAGCAGGATTTGCTACTTTTTCAGATTTTGCTGGTATCGCTACGTTTGCAAATATATCTGGTGTCTCCACAATATCAGGTTTTTCAACCAACTCTCACAGAGCAGGATTTGCGACATTTTCTGACTTTGCTGGTATTTCTACATTTGCCACAACAGCAGGATTCGCCCTCACAGCAGGTATCTCTACTTTTTCAATAAATGCAGGATTTGCACTGACCGCAGGATTATCAACTAATACTAATTTTATTGATGTAGACTCTACAGATGTTAATTCCTCACATCCGATTACATTTATTGATTCAAATAATGTAAATGACTTCCATAAATTAAAAATTGATGCAAGTGACGGTTTAATATTCAATCCTTTTGATAATTTATTAACAGTTGGTGAGGTAAGTATTGCGGGTATTCTTACAGTTGGTGGCGGTGCTACTGTTTACAGCACTCTTGATGTATTTCAGAAAACTACATTAAAGAATGAACTTGAAGTAGATGGACCTGCAGTATTTGATGGAACGGTTGAGTTAAATTCTTCACTACTAGATGTAAACAACAGCGTTGCAGCTGGTAAAACCGATTATAGATTATCGTCTGTTGGAACTGGTGTATCGTGGAGACCACCAGGTGTTGAGACAACCAATATACTTTATGTTACTAAAGATGGTAACGATGCAAACTCAGGACTGCTTGAAGGTGATGCGAAAGCGACAATCGGTGGTGCTGCTGCAGTCGCATTAGATGGTGATACAATATATGTAAGACCTGGTGTTTATTTTGAGAATAATCCTGTAGGACTAAGAACAGATGTCTCAGTGTCTGGACAAGATTTAAGATTGGTGACTGTTGTTCCAAATAATGTAAATGATGATATATTCCACGTTAGGAGAGGATGTTTGGTTGAAAACTTAAATTTTGCTGCTTCATCTTTCGGTGTGCTACATGAGGGTTGTGGTTGTCTTGCTTTCCCACCAATACAGGCAGATATTGATGCTGGTGAAGCGACAGCAACAAGAACTGGATATATCGGACCAGGTCCTGCAAATGAAGGACCAAGCGGTAGATGGAGATCACCTTATGCAAGAAACTGTACAAACTTTATTACAGGTAGTATAGGACTGAAGATTGATGGTAGATATGCTAACGCTGCATATTCTGGAACTAATAATCTTGGGCAGGATTTAAGAAGTATGGTGTGTGATTCATTCACACAATATAACGAAGCAGGTATTGGTGTATCTGTTACAAACAAGGCATATGCACAATTAGTTTCTATATTTACAATCAACAGTCATATTGGTATCTTCGCTGGAGGTGGAGGACAATGTGACCTCACAAACTCTAACTCATCATTTGGTGATTTTGGTTTAGTTGCAGATGGCACGAGTGGTGCTGAATTTACAGGAATAACAACAGGTGGAGCGACTGCTGAAAGTGATGTTTTTGAATTTTTGAATGTAAGAGATGTAGACAATAATGTTCGTAAACCATTTGATGGTCAGTCATTATTTTTCAAAATAAACCTATCTGATTATCCAGAGGTTGCAGGTTACAGTGGTATTCTTACCCAACCTATGAGAACTATACGTAGTATAAAGATTATTAATGGTGGAAATCCTGGTGAATATAGTGCTGGTTCACCACCAAACGTATTAGTTACTGCACCAGCAGGTCCAGAAGGAATACTAGCAGAATTGTCTGCTAATGTAAGTGCTGCTGGAACAATTACATCTGTAGATGTGATAGCGAGTGGTAGAAACTTTTTACCAATTCAACCGATTGATATCTCATTTAGCACTGGTAGTGCAGTCGGTATCGCAGTAACAGATCCGATTTTATTTACAGTTGATGATGCAACAGAACCCGTTCAAACTGGAGTAAACGCAGGATTAACAACAGTTACATTTAATGAATTTATACCATATAGTGTTGCTCAAGGTGTGGGGGTTGAGTTTTTAAGAATCAGTCGTATCATCACTAGTTCACATTCCTTTGAGTACGTAGGTGCAGGTACCGACATAAATAGAGCAAACCCCTTCCAAGGTGGTGAGCCAATTCCTGCGAATGAAATTGTTGCGATTAATGGAGGTCAAGTTCCGTTCACTAGCACAGATCAAAAAGGTAACTTTAGAATTGGTCAAGGATTAGAAATTAACCAAACTACTTCTACCATTTCAGGAAGAGACTTCAACAGAGCGATACAAGCTAACCTTACTCCATTAATTCTTGCTTTGGGAGGATAATTAAATAATATGGCAATTGCACCAGTCAATAAGTTTCTAACTGTCGCTGTTCCTGTAGCACCAGGTGAGCAGAAACTTTATGAAGTACCTACTGGTACTACTGCAATTTTGCTGTACGCACAAGTATCCAACGTAGGAATAGGTCAAACATATCCAACAGTTTCGTTAATACATAGGAGAGAATCTAGAAGCACAGGTAATAAAAGAGATATAAGAGTAATAAAAGATATAGAGATACCACCCAACGATGCAGCGATACTCATAGATGGTAGATTAGTTTTAGAAAAGACACCACTGACTTTGGACAGACTTTTTTTAAGAGGTGTGCAGTCAGGAGTCGGTACGATCACTAATGTCTTATATCATGAACCAACTGGTGTAGCCACAGTGACCACTATGAATCCACATAATTTTAATGTGGGTGATCCAATTACAATGAGTGGAATTGCTTTCACATGTTCAGGGAGCACAGGTATTACAACAACAATATTTCCTGATCCACAACAATCATACGTTGTAGATGAAATCACAAACACTGTTGGAACATCAAGAACTTTCTCCGCAGTTATCGGAAGTTCAAAAGGATATCCTCATTTTTACAATCCAGCAATACATTATTTTGTTCGATCAAGAAGCAATGCAGTCACAACAAATACTGGAACACAGTTTACTCCCTCATTCGCAACTTACACAGGGGTCAGTGGTGAATTAGTTTTAACTTTAGGTGCTGGACATGGATTAAGAAGTGCTACAACAACTCATACTGCGACTAATGCATTATACAGTCCAGTAACAGGAATCATGACTGTAACAGTTGCGAATCATGGATTTTCGGCAACAGATAAAATAAAATTTGCAGATGGATCAATCACTTTTACATGTGCCCAAGATAATCATGCAACAAATCATCCCTATCCAAGATCCACTGACTATCCTAGTGGTAAGTGGTTAAGTATATCTAATGTAACTACTAATACTTTTGAAGCTGTGGTTTTAGACACAATACCATCAACATACACTGGTATTCATACGTTTGTAAGTGCGACTGCTAATGGAATAAGTAGAGCATATTCGACTGTTGGAATCGCAACAGATTCAATTATATTTACATGCACACAAGATGGGAACTCTACAGAGCATGCATATCCAAGATCAACAGATCCTTATGCAGGTCTTAATATATCAATAGCATCAACTACAACAACTACAGCTACAGTGAACGTGGGTACCTCACCCAGTGGTGGATTGGTCGCACCATTGCAGATGGAGTTCTTAGCTAGTATTCTAGAAAATAGTACTGCATAATGGCTGAAGGAAGAAGATCAAGTCAGAGATATTTAAGTGGAAGATCCAAGATAATTGGATTTTCTGGTTTAAGTACAGATAGACATCTGTATGTTGAATCTGGGCAGGTTGAACCCAATTTAGGATTTCCTGGCGAAAAAAGTCTTCCAGTATCAAGCACATATTACAAATTAATTACTGTTCCTAATGGAAGCACATATGATCGCTACTGGCAGGAGGATACTCCTGCAACTTTAGTAAATGGTATATCAATATTTGATGAGGGAACATTAGTAGGAACAGCAAATACTGTATCAAAATTAAACTTCGTTGGTGCTGCAGTTACAGCGACTGCAAGTGGAACCATATCAACAATCACGGTAACACCCGTATCAATATCAACACTCGCACCACCAAATCCAAGATCAGGAGATTTGTGGTGGGATAGTGATGAGGGTGAATTAAACGTATACTATCAAGATATTAATAGTGCACAGTGGGTAATAGCAAATAGTGGAATCGGAACCACTTCTGGAAGTGGTGGTGGAGGAGGAGGAGCTGGTGGAGCAAACGTAACTGTTTCATCCAATCCACCAGGCACAGCTTCTAATGGTGATTTATGGTGGGACAGTGATGTAGGTGAACTTTACATCTATTACACTGATGGTGATAGTAACCAATGGGTAGAAACTTCAGGAGGAAGTGAAACTGTTACAATATCAGATAATCCTCCGTCTAGTCCTAACACTGGGGATTTATGGTGGGAAAGTGATACTGGATCATTAAAAATATATTACGATGATGGCGACAGTCAACAATGGGTTGATTCAAATGCAGGAGTTCTAAGTTCTCTATCAGCATTCAATTACTGGCAGCAAAATAGTGCTGGTATTAATACATCATCAAACGTAGGTATTGGAACAACAAATGTATCAGCGGTTGATTCTAACAATACTGCTGTTCTAGCTGTAGGAATAGTGACTGCAAACAAATATTACGGTGATGGTTCCAATTTAACAGGCATTAGTGGTGGGGGTGGTGCTAGTGTTACAGTATCAACTGGTGCACCAAGTAGTCCTAATTCTGGTGACTTATGGTGGGATAGTGATGATGCTGACCTTTTAGTTTATTTTAATGATGGTAACAGTAGTCAATGGGTAAGCACTAATGCAGGGGCAACGGGTGCTCAGGGACATCAAGGTGCTACAGGTGGAGCACAGGGTGCGGTAGGTGCTCAAGGTGCACAAGGTGCTGCTGGTGCTCAAGGATCTGCTGGTGCTCAAGGATCTGCTGGTGCTCAAGGATCTGCTGGTGCTCAAGGGGATGATGCGAGTTTGGTATCTAGTATTAATCCACCAAGTAGTCCTGACTCTGGTGATTTGTGGTGGGATAGTGACGCTGGTGATCTATTAGTATATTTTAACGATGGTAATACAAGTCAGTGGGTAAGCACAGGATCAGGTCCAGTTGGTGCTCAGGGATCTCAAGGTGCAAATGGTGCTCAGGGTGCTACTGGTGCTCAAGGTGCTACGGGTTCAGGTGCTACTGGTGCTCAGGGTGCACAAGGTGCAACGGGCGTAGGTGCTCAAGGTGCCACTGGTGGAGCACAGGGAGCTGTAGGTGCCCAAGGTGCCCAAGGTGCAACAGGTTCAGGATCAACAGGTGCACAAGGTGCTCAAGGTGCTACAGGCACAGGATCAACAGGTGCACAAGGTGCTCAAGGACATCAGGGCAATAATGGTGATCAAGGTGCACAAGGTGCTAGTGGAACTAATGGAGCTCAAGGTGCTACAGGCACAGGATCTACAGGTGCTCAAGGTGCAACAGGTTCTACAGGTGCTCAAGGTGCTACTGGATCAAGATCATACACTGTGACTAATAATGGTAGTAACAATTATGTAATAGATGGATCTAGTAATCCAACACTTTATTTACTGAGAGGTTTTACTTACACTTTCAACATGAACGCTGCTGGACATGGATTTGGTATCCAGACATCATCTGGAACATGGAATTCTAGTAATGAATATACAACAGGAATTACTAATCCTAGAGCAGCGACTGGAACAATTATATTTGCAGTTCCGTATAATGCCCCAAGCACTTTATATTATGCTTGCACATCTGGACACTCTGGTATGGTTGGAACTATATCAATCAGTAATGTCGGTCCGACTGGTGCTCAAGGAGCCACTGGTGCTCAAGGTGCTGCTGGTACAAATGGTGCTCAAGGTGCAACAGGTTCAGGATCAACTGGTGCTCAAGGTGCGACAGGTTCAGGTGCTCAAGGAGCCACTGGTGCTCAAGGTGCTCAAGGTAATTCAGGTTCTTCAGGATCAAGAACAACTGCAAATGCAATAACAGGATCCATAGCAAACGCAGCGTCTGCTAACATATCAATCACTGCAGCAAAGGTTTATGCATTGTTAAAAGTTCAAACGTCAGCAGCAGCATGGGTAACTTTATACACTGATTCAACAAGTAGAAGTAATGATGCAAGTAGAGCAGAAACCACTGACCCTATACCTGGTTCAGGTGTGATCGCTGAGGTAATAACGAGTAGTGCTGCAACTCAAATCATGACTCCAGGTGTCATTGGGTGGAATAATGATGGTACACCTGCGTCAACAGTGTACGTAAAAGTAGTTAATAAAAGTGGAAGCACACAAGCGATCACTGTGACTTTGCATTACTTAGCGTTGGAGAGTTAGATGAGAGAATATATTGTTACATGTAAATCAATGGATGATTTAGAGAGTTTATATGATGATATGGAAACTGTTGGTGGATCTCTTTACATTCCTGATCGTGCAGTTGAATTAACTAATCGAAGGACAATCAGTCGAAATACACATTATATGTTGACTGAAAGTGAAGCAGAGGAACTAAGAAATGATTCCAGAGTGTTAGCATGTGAACTAACATGGGAGGAGCAAGAAGTAGAAATTTTACCACACTGGAAACAAACTGGGGATTTTGAAAAGATAGATGTTGATTTAGATTATAATAGAGTGATTGATTCTAATGATAAGAACTGGGGTTTATATCGTGTTAATCAAGGTTCGACTGTATCTAATTGGGGAACTAATGGATCTTTTACAGAGATTTCAAATCGGAACTTACATACAACATGGTCAGGTAAGAACGTTGATGTTGTAATTGTAGATGATTATCCAAATCCTAATCATCCAGAGTTTGCAGTAAATGTGAATGGTACAGGAGGAAGTCGATGTCAGTTTTCTTTTAACTGGTTTCAATATAAAAATGCCTTGGGTTACAGCAGTCATCCAAATACATATTCTCATACTGATCCTCCAACTACCGCACATGGTGCACATACTGCTGGAACCACTGCTGGTAATACACAAGGATGGGCAAGAGATGCAAATATATACACTATGAATTTTGCATACTCAGGTGTAGCAAATTGGGCAGAAATATTGTGGGATTATCTACGTCACTTTCACAAAAATAAAGCTGTAAATACTAGCACTGGAAGAAGAAATCCAACAGTGGTCAATAATAGTTGGGGAGGTAGTGTAACTCGTGCTGTTCAATATACAACTTCAGTGACTTATAGAGGAACCACTACCAATTTATCAAGTATGACTGAGGCTAATAAAGTAAGCACTCTTAGATCAAATGGATGTCCTGTTGTTTATTTTCCTAGTGGAACTCCTTACTTATATCGTATACCAGTACGAAACGCTGCGATGGATGCTGATATTCAAGATGCCATAGATGATGGAGTTATATTGGTAGGGTCTGCAGGAAACAGTAGATGGAATTGTGAAAGTTCAGGAGGACAAGATTATAATAATTCTATTGTTGCATATGGAACAACATGGTATCATTCAAGAGGATCATCGCCTGGTGCTGGTGGTGATATGATTTGTGTTGGTTCAATTGGTGCTAAGACTCAAGAGTATAAATCTAATTTTAGTAACTGGGGTGGTAGAGTTGATATTTGGGCACCTGGTACTAATATTGTGTCTTCAGTTTATAACAATTCTGTGACTTATGAGGGTGCAGTCGCTGATCCAAGAAATAGTTCGTATTATATTGCGTCAATCAGTGGAACAAGTATGTCTGGTCCTCAAGTCACTGGTCTACTTGCGTGTTTGTGTGAGCAAGAACCGAATCTAACTCAGGCAGAGGCACTACAATATTTAAAAGAGGGTGCTTTAGCGGATGTGGGAGATGATGGCACAACACCAGAACAGTCTAACAATGAGGGTTTTGGTGATAGTAATAATAGATATCTTTTTGATATGAGAAAGAGACCTTTAGATGGCATGACCCATCCAGCAGTCCTACATAAAAATAGAAATACAACGACTGCAGGAGTGAAATATCCACGAGTAAGAAACAATAGAACTACCAAATAAATATTAATATGGCTCAATTCGACTTTCCATCCAGTCCATCTACTAACCAAACCTACACCTCAAACGGTGTAACTTTTAAGTGGGATGGTGTTGCGTGGAGAAGAATTACATCAACTGGTGCTCAAGGAGATACTGGTGCTCAAGGTGCTTCAGGAACTAATGGTGCTCAAGGTTCACCAGGCACAGGTGCTCAAGGTGCAACAGGTTCAGGTGCTCAAGGAGCCACTGGTGCTCAAGGTGCTTCAGGAACTAATGGTGCTCAAGGTGCTTCAGGAACTAATGGTGCTCAAGGTGCTTCAGGAACTAATGGTGCTCAAGGTTCACCAGGCACAGGTGCTCAAGGAGCCACTGGTGCTCAAGGTGCTTCAGGAACTAATGGTGCTCAAGGTTCACCAGGCACAGGTGCTCAAGGTTCACCAGGAACTAATGGTGCTCAAGGTTCACCAGGCACAGGTGCTCAAGGAGCCACTGGTGCTCAAGGTGCTGCTGGAACTGGAGGAAATGGATTTGTTAATGCTGCTGATTATGGTCTTAATGCAAGTGCAACTAATAGCACAAATGTTAATGCAATCAATAGTGCTATCTCTGCTTTAGGAACTAATGGTGGTACAATATTCTTTCCAGGTGGTCAGTTCTATCTAAATGGTGCAATTTCATTAGGGGCAAGTAATAATTCAATAAGATTTGTAGCTTCTGGGCAACAAAATTATGGTGGTGGTGGTGATTCTGGTGGAACTGTTTTAAGAAGAGATGCTGATGATGAATTCTTTAACATAACAAACTCTCGTGCGATTCACTTTATAGGAATTACTTTTAAGGGTGGAGCATCAAATGGTAGTGGTGGAAATAGTGGTATTAGTGGTGGTAACGGTGCAATTTATGTTGTAGCAAATGCAGGTTGTCAGGGTCATTTGATTGAGAATTGTGTATTTCACGGAATTAAAAATTGTATTCACTTCAAGGGATTAAGTGACTCAATAATAAGAGGATGTAGATTTAGAAATGTTCCATCAAATGAGGGTGCTGGTGCATTAATTAAATTAGATGAAAATGGAAGTGAGGTCATAGACCAAATTCGTATTCAAGATTGTGTTCTCGATGGATCACCTGATGGATCATCATTGAATTCAAATGTTGATGGTATCGCAATATATAACACAGTATCAACAGTTTATGTTACAAATACATCTGCAATTAGATTGAATAGATCATTTTATTCTGATAGTAGTTGGGATGGTAACTTCTTCTACTTTCAAAACTCTGAAGCAGAAAGAGCATCATCTGATGGATTTAGTATAAATGGAAGTGGTAATTTTGTAACAATTGATAATTGTTTTTCTAGCACTAATAATGGACATGGTATCAACATTCTATCTAATCAAAATTCCTCAGTTAACATAACAAATCCAAATGTTCGTGATAACTCTGGACATGGAATATTAATAGATGCTAGTTCTATTAATAATTGTAGTATTGTTAATCCAGCGATTGGTGGAAATAGTAGAGGTAATACTGGGACTAATCATGGTATTTTTATTGGAACAAATGTAAATAATGTATACATTGCAGGAGGAAAAATTGGTGGTAACACCTCTGAATTGTCTGGAACTGGAACTCAGGGTAGAGGAATTCTAATTAATGGTAGTTCTCATAGTAATATTAGAATCATTGGTACAAATGTTAATGGTAATCAAGATTCAGATGGAATTGGTGCTTCCATTAGTTCTGGAAGTGGAAACTCAATTAAGTTCAACGCAGGTTCAACTGTTGATGTTGACACATAATCATCAGGAATTATAAAAAAAATGGCTCAATTCAACTTCCCAAATAGTCCGAATAATGGTGATTCCCATACACAGAATGGTATTACTTTCGTGTGGGATGGTGAAGCTTGGAGAAGACAAGGAACTGCTGGTGCTCAAGGTGGTGTTGGTGCTCAAGGAGCTCAAGGTGCTACAGGTTCAGGTGCTCAAGGTGCAACAGGACCTACAGGTGCTCAAGGTGCTACAGGATCTACAGGACCAGCAGGACCGACAGGACCATCTGGTAACACAGGTGCTCAAGGTGCACAAGGTGCTCAAGGACATCAAGGTTCAGGTGGATCAGGTGGACCTACAGGTCCCTCTGGAGCAACAGGTGCTCAAGGTGCTACTGGATCTACTGGTCCTCAAGGTGCTGCAGGTTCAGCAACTGTTGCAAATAATTCCGACGACAGGGTGATCACTGGTGGTAGTGGAACTAACTTAAATGCTGAAGCAAACTTAAGTTTTGACGGATCAACTTTAGATGTAACTGGTGCAGTAAATATTGATAGAGGTTCTGCGAGTGATATAGCTATAGTAGTTAACTCAACTTCTACCACAAACGCTTGCAGAATTGGATTTAATGAATCTGGCACCAGAAAGGCAGAAATTGCATATTCACATGATAATGATCAACTAGAAGTAATCGGTAGATCTGGGCAAAGTGCAGTTATTTTTGCTGATAATGGTGAAAAACTTCGCATTGGAACTTCAGGTCAAATTGGATTGAGTGGTGCAAATTATGGTTCATCTGGTCAAGTTTTAACAAGTCAGGGTTCTGGTTCTGCAGCAACTTGGACATCAGTATCAGGAGCTAGTAGTAACTATACAAATAGTCTTTCAAATTCAGTTCAGAGAACTCTTCAATCAAAATTAGATGACTTTGTAAATATATTAGATTTTGGTGTAGAGGAGGGAGGTTCAAAATCTAGTACAGTAAGATCTAATAATAAAACAAGATTTAAAAATGCTCTCGCTCATGAAAAAAGAATTTACATACCAGAAGGAATATATGAATTTGATGGTGAAGTTGATATTGCAAACAAATCAGTTTCTCTTTTTGGAGATGGTGAGAGATTAACTATTTTAAGATGGGTAGCTTCGGGTAGTTTTAATGGAATTAAGTGGGAGACAAACACTGCAGAAAGAACTCTTACAGTCAGAGATCTTAAATTACAAGCATCTGGAAATATAACTGGAAGTCCAATTTATGCAGACGAAACTTCTGGCGGTGGTGGTGGAACAATTAATCCAAATGTTGTTTTTGAAAACGTGGTCGCAGAATCTTTAGAAGGCACAACCAGATGGCAGAAAGGTTTTTATTTTAATGATTGTCGAAACAGTTATTGTAATAGAGTAGTTTTTAGAGGCAATGGTAATAATACATCGTATCTTTCAGATTATGGATTCTTTATGGATGGAAGAAACATAGGTTGTATTGATTTTAGCTTATTTCAATGTCAGGTTTCAGATGTGCGTGGTGCAACTGGTGCTGCGTTTTTAATAAGGGGAGCGTGTGAAGGTATTCATGTTGAAAGTTGTTTGGCGATTAATACCGATAGAGGTGTACAGAGTGATAATCATTATGGTACTAATAATGCCGAGAGTGCGGAACCTTTCGTTACTGTAACTAACTGTCACTTCAATACACACGAATACGGTATATTATTTGCTCGTGTCATGCAATCATTTGTATCAGATAATCATCTTCAAGCTTGTGATATTACCACTCTCGGTAGTGTTGTTAATTGGATGGGAATTGAAGTGACTGCTGCAAGTTCTAGTAATCAAAATAGTAATCTTCAAATTCATCATAATTTAATTCATGCAGGTTTTTCTGGAAGAAACTCGGTGCTTGACAGAGGTGCCTACATTAATTATGCTGATCAAGTATGTTTAGATAATAATCAATTCAAGGGATGTGATGATTCTGTAATTGACTTTACAAGTACAACTTCTAATTCTCAAGCATTAAATAATAGATTTGATAATTGTGATACTCCTCACATCACTAATAATGGTTCAAATATTATAACAATACCAACAGCATCTGGATCTGCCCCTGCGTCGGCAACCAGCTCAGGATCTGCTGGTACGATTGCTTATGATTCAAGTTATGTCTACATCTGTGTCGCTACAAATACATGGAGGAGAGCATCAATAAGTTCATGGTAATAAATATCTAAAAAATACATAATGGCTGCATTCGATTTCCCAAATAGTCCTAATAACGGTGATAATTACACCGCTAATGGAATCACATGGACATGGGATGGAACTAGTTGGAGAAGAAGTTCGGCAGTGGGTGCTCAAGGTGCACAAGGACATCAAGGAAGTTCATATTGGGTCGCTGAAGGTGTAGGTATTCATACATTAACGAATGTTGGTATTGGAACTACGAATGCTACTGATAAATTAGTTGTTGATGGTAATGCTCGTATAACTGGTATTCTCACCGTTGGAACCACCTCTGTTGTTATAAGTAATGATTCAGTAATTGTTGGTTCAGGATCCTCAATTCATAGTAATATAGCAGAATTTAAACATCTTACTTCAAGTGGAATTTCAACGTTTTATGATGATTTAGATGTTCAGGGTGGAATAAAAGATAAAGATGGTGAATTAGGCACTTCGGGGCAAGTATTAAGTTCTACTGGTACACAATTAAATTGGGTATCAGCAAGTAGTGGTCCATCTGGTGCTCAAGGTGCTCAAGGTCATCAAGGTGCTACAGGACCTGCAGGTGCTCAAGGTGCTGCTGGTGCTCAAGGAGTTGCAGGTGCTCAAGGTGCAACGGGACCTGGCGGTGGAACTGGTGCTCAGGGTGCACAAGGTGCTGCTGGAGCTCAGGGTGCTTCTGGAGCAGGTGGTGGAACTGGTGCTCAAGGTGCTCAAGGACATCAGGGTCATCAAGGTGCTACTGGTGCTCAAGGTGCAACTGGACCTACAGGTGCTCAAGGAGATGATGGTGCTACTGGTGCTCAAGGTGCTACTGGTGCTCAAGGTGCTACTGGTGCTCAGGGTGCACAAGGTGCTCAAGGTCATCAAGGAGCCACGGGAGTAGGTGCTCAAGGTGCTCAAGGTGCAACAGGTGCTCAAGGTGCTCAAGGTGCCACAGGGACAGGAGGTGCACAAGGTGCTGCTGGTTCTCAAGGTGCAACAGGTTCAGGTGCTCAGGGTGCAACAGGTGCTCAAGGTGCACAAGGACATCAAGGGCAACAAGGTGGAGGAGGAACAACTGGTGCTCAAGGTGCTCAGGGTGCTGCAGGTGCTCAAGGTGCAACAGGTACAGGCACTCCAGGTGCTCAAGGTGCAACAGGTTCAGGTGCTCAGGGTGCAACAGGTGCTCAAGGTGCAACAGGATCAGGATCCACAGGTGCTCAGGGTGCTCCAGGTTCAGGTGCTCAAGGTGCTCAAGGTGCTCAAGGTCATCAAGGAAACACTGGCGGTGGTGGTGGAACAGGTGCTCAGGGTGCAACAGGTGCTCAAGGTGCTTCAGGATCTGGTGGTGGAACAGGTGCTCAGGGTGCAACAGGTGCTCAAGGTGCTTCAGGATCTGGTGGTGGAACAGGTGCTCAAGGTGCAACAGGTGCTCAGGGTGCACAAGGTGCTGGTGGTTCAGGAGGATCTCCAGGTGCACAGGGTGCAGGTGGTTCTCCAGGTGCTCAAGGTGCTGTAGGTTCATCAGCATCATATACTGTTAAACAAGTTTTAAGCACTTCAACAAATTCAACACAATACTATCAATATTATCAAGGTCCGATAGATACAGGATTATCTCTCACAATAAATTGTGCTGATGCGAATAATAAGATACTCATAGAATATACAATTTATGGTGCAGGAACTACAAATTCCTCAAGCTCTAGTCAGCGTCATTTTGGTTCAAGATTATTAAGAAATAATTCGCAAATCGCTGGTGGATCTGGTGGAGGTTCTGGTAATGAAAGTGGTTACACAAATACTTCCGATAATGGAATAGACTGTCATGCTTTTTCTTATATGGATACGCCTGGTGCAGGAAATCATACATATAAAGTGCAGATAAGGCATCATTTAAGTGGTAATTACGCTAATCGTCTTGTTTTTAATAGAAGTAGAGATGGTAATTATAGAACTTTGAGTACATTAACTTGTTCGGAGATTGAAATCTAATGAAGTGGCAAATTTCAACAGCATTAAGTGAACTAATGCCTACATCATCATTTGGAATAACAGATGAAGATTATTCAAGTATTGTATGGATGGATAGTAGCAACTCTTTACCGTCAATTGATGTGATAAATGCAAAGATTACAGAATTAGATGCTGCTGAACCAATGAGACTGTTGAGGATAGAGAGAACTAATCGTCTCAAAGAGTGTGATTGGACACAATGTCCTGATGTTCCTGATGCAACAAGAACTGCTTGGCAGACATATCGACAACAACTTCGTGATCTACCTGCATCTGCATCTCCTAAATTAGATGAAATTTATGAATTGGACTTATCGTCAGTCACTTGGCCAACTAAACCATCTTGACTATAATATAAAAAAATATTATGATTTAATGACAGACAATAAAAAATACACTCATAGATTTAACATTTTTCCAACATTAGTTTACATAGTAGATTGTTCAGATTTAATTGAACCAGTGAAGGATTTGTTGAAATCAGTAACTTGGAATGATGATTGGAACGGACAATCTGAGAATGTTCATATTTTAAATTCTCAACCAAAACTTATTGAAGAATTCCAAAATATAGTTAATCTCTCTCTATCTGAATTGAAATACGAACTCCCATTAAAATTAACTACCAGTTGGTTTACTAAAACAACACCTTATGGGAGTATAGGTAGACATAATCATTCAAACTCATTTTGGAGCACAGTCTATTATTTTAATGATGATTGTGGAAAATTAA